AAGTTGGCTTTCCGTCCGTTGTCATCGATTGCACAATTTCTCTATGACAAGAACGGTGGGCCTGCCGGTATCGACCATACGCCTATCGATCCCTCACCGGGTGCGACCGGTGGCGGTGGCGCTAACAACGTGGAGATACCGATTGAGAAGCTGTTGATCTTCACGAACAACAAGCGTGGTGGTTCCGTTGAAGGACGTTCCGTATTACGCACAGCATACAAGCACTGGTTTTACAAAGAGGGCTTGTACAAGATTGATGCCATCCAGAAGGAACGGCATGGTATTGGCGTTCCTGACATTGAATTGCCTCCTGGCGCTGACGCTAATGCGGAGAAGAAAGCAGAAGAGATTGGTCGTAACCTTCGTACCAATGAGTATGCCTTCATCGTACGTCCCGCTGGCTGGCTGGTCGGGTTCGCAGAGGTCAAGGGCAATCTGGTCAACGTCATCGAGTCCATCGACCACCATGATCTTCTCATCGCACGTAACCTTCTCGCTCAATTCGTAGCTGACTCCAATAGTCGTGCTACTGCCGGTACGTCGATGGACATGTTGATGAAGTCGCTCAGGCATGAAGCGGAGCGTATGTGTGAAGTGGTCAATAACCATCTGATCCCACAGATGGTTGCATGGAATTTCCCGACTGGACGATTCCCGCAGATGCGTGTGAAGTCCATCGGTGAAGTGAAAGATTTGCAGGCATGGTCGAGTGCGCTAGCTAACCTCGCTGGCGCTAAGATCATCACGCCTACACCGGAGCTAGAGAAGTGGGCACGTAAGACTGTTGATGCGCCCGTCGTTGAAGTTGACGCACCGGGCTTCCAACAGGCATTTAGCGTGCCCGTCAATACTCCCGGTACACCCGCTGTGGATGCAACTGGCAAGCCGATTACCCCGAATACCCCTGCGAGTGGTAATACTGGAACACCACAGGGCGGACAGGTACAAAACCAGCCGGGGAATTCACCGAAGGCAACGCCTAATAACAAGCCACAGACAGGCAACACAGGAGCGCCAGTAAATGCCCCGTAAACGACAGACGAAGTTTGCAAAGCTTTCTGGCAAGTTGAAGCGAAAGGGTGTGCGCAACCCGAACGCACTAGCCGCGCACATCGGACGTAAGAAGCTTGGCAAAAAGAAGTTTCAAGCGAAGGCAGCAGCAGGACGGAAGAGAGCGGCAGCTAGGAGGAAACGCCGTTGAGAACACTAACGTATCTGAGTCATACGCCTAAGTTGGCGTCTGATGATGCATCGGAGCCGGTCTGGATTCAGGCCGCACCGTTCGGCAGCTATTCAACCGCAACGACCGACTATACGATTACGCGGGACAAAGCAGCACGTATGGTCGATAACTTCAAGAACAACGTACGTGGTCACGACATGGCCCTTGACTACGATCATCGTGTCGATGTAGCGAAGGGCAACAAGGCAAGCGGTTGGGTACGTGACATGCAGCTTCGTGATGACGGCCTGTATTGGCTGGTATCATGGACTCCGCAAGCACGTGATGAAATTCGTGCGGGCGAGTGGAAATACTTTTCCGCCGAATGGATCGATGAATGGGAACACCCCGGTACGCATACGAAGCACACTGATGTGGCACTTGGTGGTGGACTCACGAATCGTCCGATGCACAAAGGGCGGTTGCCAATCAACGCCAACGAGCTAGTATTGGAGAGTGACATGGCTGATGAGCCGCAGGCACAAAAGCCGGATGGTATGGAGGCAACTCCAAACCAGCCGACCGAGCCAGATGTGACAGTTGACATTCCAAAGCACAAGGAGCCGGGTACAGCACCGGACTTCCAGGTGCCGCCGCATCCGGCAGACGATGATCCGAACGCAAAACAGGAGGACGTTGTGAAACTGGACGAGCTTCGCAAGAAGCTTGGCCTCCCCGACGATGCCAACGAAGAGGCGGTTATGTCCGCTATCGACGGTATCACCAAGGAGGTCGAGCCTCTTCGCAAGGTAGCTCACGACTTCGACAAGAAGGCTAAGTTTGCCGCTGAGTATCCCGAAGAGGCTGCGAGGCTTGGACGGCTTGATCAGGAGTCGAAGGAGCGTCGGGCAACTGAGTTTGCTGGACAGTTCGAGAAGATCAGTGACACAGAGGGGCTTTCGCCGGTTGCGCGGGAGCAGCTAGAGCAGGCCCACATGGCTGCTGAGAACGGTACACTTGGTACGGATGGTCTTGCCAATGCTATCGCTGCTGTCACCAATCGTGACAACATCGTTACGTTCGGTGAGCAGGGTAGCTCACGTGGTGATGATCAGAGTGGTGGGACGGCGGACTTCGCTGAGAAGATCAAGGCGATCCAGGCGTCCGACAATCTCGATTACGGCGCAGCAGTACGGCTTGCTGTGGAGAAGTACCCCGATCTGTACGCTGCATATCGTGAGTCGATTGTGCATACGTCGCAGGGAGGTATTGAGTAATGCCAGCTTACAGCAACCCGAAATTCGCAAAGGGTTACGATGCAGCCGGTGCCATCACGAAGTTTCGCTTCGTGAAGCTGACTGCTACCACTGAGCAGGTTGCACAGGTCACAGCGTCTACGGACGAAACGCATGGCGTGAACCTGTACGACGTGTCCGCTTCGGATATCACGAAGGGACGCGGTGCTTCCGTGCTGCTTGACGGCATTGCGGAGGTTGAAGCGGGTGCTGCGGTCACACGTGGTGCACGTGTCATGGCGGATACGTCCGGTAGGGCCATTGCGGCAACGGGCGCAGGCAATCGAGCCTTGGGTGTGGCTCTTGAGGCGTGTGCAAATGCCGGTGAGCGAATTCCGGTGCGCCTTGGTCTGCCCGGCGAGCTAATCTAGGAGAGGGTGAGTAATTAGTGTACGATCCTAAGAAACTCGCCACTTTCGACCCGATTCTCACCGGGTTCTCCCTTGGCTACCAGCCACAGGAGCGTATCGGTGAAATCTTGTTTCCTGTTACGGAAGTCGGTACACAGTCCGGTAGCTACTTCATCTTCGATAGGTCGAATTGGCTGATCTATCCTGATCGTCGTGAGCCGGGTACCGAGCCGAACATGATTCAGGGTCGCAAGTGGAGCACAGACGTGTTCAACGTGAAGGAGCATGCACTTGAGGCAGAGGTTGTCGATGAAGAGCGGGAAGAGGTTGGCTCTGCATCGTCGGCTCTGGTTCCTTCCGATATCAACCCTGAGGCAGACGCAATCGAGGACGTGACCGGTGCGCTACTTCTCCGACATGAGAAGCTTGTGGCCGATACCGTCCGTAACGTCGCCAACTACGCTGCCGGTCACACGGCAACGTTGTCCGGCTCTGCCAAGTGGAGTGACTACGGCCAGAGTGCTACGGCACCGTATCCGTTCAACTCCAACCCGATCCAGAACATTCGTGACGCGAACCTCCAGATTTACAGGGATACGGGTCGTTACCCGAACCTGATGTGGTTCTCGTTCGATGCATGGCAGGCACTTATCTACCATCCGTCGTTTGTCGCACGGTGGGCAGGTATTCAGGCCATGCCGCCACAGGACGCCTTCAAGCAGCTTTCGGGCTTCAACGGGCGTGTTGTGATTGGTGAGTCCGTGTACAACGCGGCACAGAACGTTGACCTTGCTGAGAGCATCACGTCCCTGTGGGGCAAGGATGCAGGTATGGCAATCGTTGAGCCGCTGAGTGGTCAGCGCACCAAGACGTGGGGCAAGACCTTCGTTCGCCCGTACAACGGCATTCGTCGGCCTGTGTTCCGTTGGCGTGTGGATTCGCACTTCAAGGACATGTTCGCAGTGAAGTATCGGTACGATTGCAAGATCGTGTCGAACGTCGCTGGTTACCTGTTTGTCGGCGCATCGGCCTAAGGAGGGTAGATGGCTACTTACGCATACACGGACATTATCACCGGTTACGAGCAGGATGGTGTCCGGGCAAAGAAGATCAAAGCCGGTGAGCAACTTACTCCTAGCAAGGACTTGACCAAAGAGGACATTGACGCTCTGGTCGAGAGTGGTGCTGCCGGTGAGAAGAAGTACGAGCCTGTCGCGCCGAACGATTCGGTTCCACAGGCTGAATCACTGGATGAAGATACCGACGAGCCACGTTCAACGTCTGGTAGGTAAGCATGCTCGCTGACATTACCGATGTAGTTACATATCTGCCGGTCGATCGGATTCCGACCGATAGCACTGATATCGCTGGATATCAGCTATCTACGGAACGGATCATCAAAGGCTACTTGGTAGGTATCTTTTCTGCATCGACAATGGCAGCGTGGACAACCCCGACGACTACCCCGCAGGTCATCCGTGAAGTAGCCGCACGGATGATCGCGGGGTATCGTTATCGTGATCGCACAAGTGAAGAGACACCCGGTGCGATTGAAGAAATGTCATATGGTCAGCGCCTCTACAACGAGGCGATGGCTATGCTGAATGACATTCGCAGTGGTAATCTCGATGTGATTGACGTTGATAACACCACCGTGATTGACACATCATCGACTTCGGAGATTGCCGGGTTTCCAGATAACACGACTACTCCAACGTTCACTATGGGAGCAACATTTTGACTGACTTCTTTACCGGAGCAGGTGAGTCGAATGTTCTCATCGAGTGGGCACCGCACCGCGATGAGCCGGAACGTGTAGCACGTGACCTACAGGCCGCTGCTAGTGCGTTGGAGAACATGACCAAAATGATGCTTGCTGCACGTGAGATCGTTGTCGGTGATGTGAAGCAGCATTTTGCTGCGCAGAGCGGGCCTGACGGCCCTTGGCCTGCGAGAGCAACAGTGCGTGTGAGTGAGACATTCTTTGAACAGTCGGCGCTACCAGGCGAGCCGGGGTACAAAACAGAAGAAGAGTCAATCATCGGTTTGGGTGGAGCGTTGCTTGTCAAGACCGGTGCCGGTATGGCCGGTGCTACGGCACGTTCGTCATACACGATTGAAACTGACCCTGAGGGCGGGTCTATTACGTTTACAGCCGATCCGCCTCATTACATGCTTGAGCACAATCGTGGCATTCCCGACCGTGAAACACGTGGAGGCTTTTGGGAAGGCCCGAATCCGCTCCCACAGCGTGAGTGGCTGTGGTTGAGCGCACAGGCTGAGTCAGGCATATTCCAGCTTTTTGAGGATTTCGTTGATGATGCAGTTGCCATCGTTATGAATCCTCTCACCGGTGGAGCGAACATTCGCACTACCGAAGGCTTCTTTCAGTCTCCTACGGCTTTCTACAATCCGCCCGGATAATGTTCTCAAGTAACCTTGAAGCACTTGACTACATATACAACCTGCTCACCGCACAAAAGGTGGCATTGGGCCTCAAATCTGTGTGGTACGCGGACGACGAATGGGCCGCACCGTACCCTGCTGCTGTTCTTGCACCGGGGGGTCTGCTACGTGTCCCTTACTCCACAAAAACTTTCCAAGTAGCACTAACCATCACCATCTTCATCATGCATGCAAATCTCTCAGTCGATCATCGTACACGCACACGTGCAGATTTGCAGACGGCAACGGACGTATCAAACTTGCTCCATAGTGACAAGTCGCTTGGGGGCAATATCATCAGTGGTACAGGTTTTATAGCAAGTGAGACACCGGGAGTGACGAATAGGCCAAAGGGTCAGAACGTGATTAGCACGTCACTCGTATGGAACGGCGAATCACGCCAGCAGTTTGTATAGGAGGATAGAATGGCACTCAAGGTGCAGGTCAAGCACCCAACGCAAGGCCCGGACGTAGAATTCGCTATTCCGGGTGCGGGAATGGTCAAGAATGGAGGCAGCGTTACCCTTGACGCGGATCAGGAATTGTTGGCGTTCTCGATGGTCGGCATGCCGCTCAAGGATTACTATAAAGACGACGAAATGGTCACTGTGACCGGTACATCAGAAGTGAAGCTGCCGAAGGTGGAGCAGGCTTCTGAGCCGGATACAAAGGCTGACGAAGGGGATGAGAGCTAATGGCCGCAGGGCTAGGTGCATCTGGCTACCTTGCCCTCACGTTTGAAACGACACCGGGAACGTTCTTGCCCCCGACTACGGCAGGTACGGTCTTTGTGCCGATCATCAGTGAGGCGCTTGAATACAGCGAGGACAAGTATTACTCTGAGGCAATTCGTCAGCAGACTATCGCTAACGATGCAAAGAACAGCTACTACCATGCAGAAGGCGATATCGTATGGGAAGTCGATACGAAGTTTCTCCCGTACTTCTTGTACATCTCGCGTATGACTCCTGCCAAGACCGGTGCAGGCCCGTACGTGTACACATTCACCCCTAACGCTACTGCTTCGGCACCGCTGCCGGGTGACACGGTTACTGGCGTCACCGCTCGACGTACTGCATCCATCACAGTTGTGCGTAACAACATCGGTTTCTGTTACGCTGGCTGCACGGTCGGTTCGTGGGCATTCACGATTGAGAACGGTGTGCTCAGGGCCACGATGAGCATGATGGGTCTGAGCGAGCAAGACCCAGGTGCTAACGGTTCACCGGCATGGGTGGCTCCTGCACTACTTGGCGCAGACTGCCATCAGGTGTTCGTTGCGGCTGCTGGTACAGCACCGACGTATGGTGCCAACAGCACTGACTTCAACGGGTTCACGTTCACGATCAATGACAACCCGACACCGCAGAACCGCATTCGTGCTGATCGTTCAGCGTCGTACATCAGCTACGGCATGACCGAACTAACCATCGACACGGAGCTTGACTTCGTTTCCAAGACTGAGTACACGAACTTCCGTACCGTTGTGAAGCGTGCAGTCAAGTTGGAGTCAGTGCAGGGTGCACCGACCACCACGTACGCAACCGCTACCGACAATGCAGTCAGTCTACAGGCATTCAACACCGTGTACGACACGTACCCTGTGGGCTTGGGGTCGGCGGGCGATCTGATCATGGCGAGCACGTCCATGCGTGGCCTCGCAATTGCAGGTGGTACCGCGTATGCAATCGGTGTCAAGTCCAGCGCGAGCATTCTGTAATGGCAAAGCGCGGATTTGCAGGAAAGAAGGCAGCACCGTTCAAGAAGGGCGGTGGACGCAAAGCTTCGCATCCCAATACGTTCAAGGGTACGAAGCGAAAGCGATCATCGTAAACGGGCTAGGCTAAGGAGAGCAATATGCCCAAAGCAACAGTATCGCAGGAAACAGTACGTAAGGATCTAAAGTCCTGCGAGGGCGGTTTCGTCGTACTCAAGAAGCTTCCATTCGGTCTGCTACTTGAGCGGCGGGACAATGCGAGCAAGCTGAGTATGCATGGTGGAGATGACAAGGTTGATATCGCACTCATGCAGCGGTGGAGTCGGCAGTTTGAGTTTGGTCACTGCATCATCGACCACAACCTTGAGGACGACAACGGTGCGAAGTTGGACTTCAACAACGAAATGTCCATCTACGCACTCGACCCCAAGATCGGCCAGGAAATCGAAAGGTACCTCGATGAGTTGAATCAGGAGGATACCCCTGAGGATCAGGCAAATTTTACCTCGCCTGCCAACGGCTTATCGAAGGGAAAGGCAACGTCAAAGGACTCGATCAAGACGACATAGAACTAGCGGCAGAGTGGATACGTATAGCCTCCCTGTGTGAGCAGCTTCATTGTCTGCCCCGCGCAGGGGGGCTATTCGATCAAGACCCCACAACGCTTACAAGGTTGCAGTTGGTGTATCAAGCACGTGACACAGTTGAAGAGAAGAACCAGGCTCGACAGCAGATGCAAGCGAACCTCAAGGAACGGGTAGGTTAGTGGCACTTAGTGCACGTGAGTTGTTTCTGATCGTACGCGCACAAAACCAGGCGTCTAGCGTGTTGCGTAAGGTCAGTGCCGACATGGCCGCTCTTGGCCGTAAAGAAGCATTGTCACAGCATCGTGCCCAACTCAATCTACAGAAGCAAAAGCTGTTGAATACGCAACGGTCAATAGCTAACAAGTTGGCTAGCGAAGAGAGTGGCCCTGCTGCTATGGCTCGCCAGAGAGCACAGCTTGCACTTGAGAGCGATGCGATGAACCTGATGAATCAGCGTAAGCAGGCTGAACAGGCATTACTAGCCGCAGAGGCTCATACTCAAGTGTTGCAGGAGAAGCGTGGCCGGGTGATGAAGTCATCCAAGGCTACGCAACTTGCATACAACGAGGCCGTG